TTAGCATCTATATCATCAACATGAATCATAGAGCCTGCTGCAGATTGACGACCAAAAACAATAGGAACTATATTATCTTCTTGTATTTGTCCATTCTGCTCGTTGAGTTGTTCTTCTGCGTAATTGTAGACGCGTTCTTGTCGTGGGGATGTGAGTTGAGTGTAGATAGTCATGATGGAATCATTTCGAGCGAGAGACACATTACCTTCAACACCATCTAAAAGTTCTTCTAAAGTCATATTAAAGGCATTGGCAAGATTTTGAACTGTTTCTAATGAAGGAACAATCGGCTTTTTAGTAGAAGGATTTAAGCCCTTTTCAAGCATTGAAATATATCCTTTAGTTAAATTGGATAAATCTGCTAACTGTTGCATTGTCATATTTCTATTAATTCTTAGTTGCTTAATACGCTCTTCTAATCTCATATAGAACACCTCTTTCTTAAATATATTGTATAATAAATTAAACAATTTTACAAAGTATTTTGTTTAATTCGCTTGACAAAATATGTTTAATGTATTAAACTGTATATAAAGGTTGATTAAGCCTTAACGAAACAGAAAGGAGAACGTGATGAAAGAAGTCAGCGAACTTCTAACAGCACTAGGAACATTCCTAGTAGGAGTTGCAAGCTTGATAAAAGTTTGCAAACAAAAAGAACAGCCTAGCAATTCTCAAAAAGCACGCAAGCATAAGAGAAATTAAAAGCTGTTCAGCTGTTCTAGCTCGAGGAGCTTAGCTCCTCGGTGCTAGTATATCATGAACGTGGAAATTATGCTACAAGGTATCAGTGCATTTTTATTTGCCCTACTAGCATTTATATGGATTAGTAGAGATGAAAAAAGATAGAATGTATTTAAGCAGTTGAAGGACTGCTTAATATAAAAATATTTTGTTTAATATACTTGACATAGATAGTTTACTGTATTAAACTAAAAGCAAATTGAGAGGAGGGATTAAATGAGTGTCAGTTACAATATAAAACAAAGACGAGAAGAGTTGAATATGTCTCAAGAAGAGCTATCCTTAAAATCTGGAGTTAGCAGAAGTATTATTTCAGAGTTAGAATCAGGAAAGCGTGTTGAGAACACAACCATCGAAACGATCGTAAAAATTTCTCGTGCATTAGATACTCCAATTCAGAAAATTTTTTTAAATTAAAGTTTAATACACTAAACAATAAAGAAGGAAATAAATAGGAGGTGAAATAAATGCACCATTACATGACATTTTACGAAGAAGATGGAATCAAGTATGCAGAAGCTTGGTTACAAATTAATTTTCTAAGTTGGTGTTTTTGCTTCTGGAAAATTAAAAAGGCCATCTCTTAAGAGACGACCCAATAAAACTATTTTTTGACCCATTTGTTCCCAGGTTTTTGAGTAGGTGGAAGACGGTCCCCCTTATCAATATGAACAACACGAGGTCGATTTACAGCACCGCCTTTAGGACCAACTTCTTGATATGTGCCCTTTGGCTGGTTATCTGTACCAGGTTTAATTGGTTTAGACATATAAACACCCCCTTTCCCTAATTCTGATTATAGAACTGAAAGGGAGTTACAACAATATGAAAATAACATGAAAGGAGGAACTTATGGAAAAAGCAACACTAGATTACTTCGAGCCGATATTTCTAGAAGTAGTAAGAAGAAATCCAGAGAAATTTGTTGATTTAATAAAGCCATTTATTGATTCAAGAAGTAGACAAAGATGGATAACAACTGAAGAATTATGTGCTGAAATCGGAACGAGTTCCAGCGCGTGGCTCAAAAGCGATGTGAGAAATCATCCTGTAGTCGTTGCTGCTAGAAGAGTTGATACAAGGCCATATAAATATAAAGCTGATCACATTGAAGCCATACAGAAAGTGTGGGATGAACGGAAGGATAGAAGAAGATGAGTAGAGTTGAAATATCAAGAACTAAGAAGCTTAAAAGAAAAGCTTTCTGGAAAGAGTTCAATAAGAACTTCATTAAAAAATACTTTAAATTTTTAGGATTATCAACATTAGCAATCATTGGAATAATTACATTTATGCACCTATGGGTTGGCGCAGTTAACCAGCACTTAGATAAAGTGGATGCCATTAGACAAGGTGTGATTTTCGATGATTAGCTTGATAGAAAATCTATTTGATAGCACTGAATTTGATTTAATGAATAACACAGAGACTGTAGGGACTATTAAATTTTTGAATGGTAAGTATCATCTAAGTGTTATCAACGGAATATATAAAAGCAGCAGCACACATCACAGTCTAGAGGATGCTTACGAGACTGCACTGGAGCTGCTAGAAAAATAAAAAATGACGACTTAAAACAGCCGCCATTCATAAAATAACTAACTAAATTATAGCATAAATTAGGGGAAAAGCAATGAGCAGACTATTAATAGATGAGCCACCTCTTCAAGTACTGCCATCACTTGCTAGAGAGCTTGGCTTAAACGAGGCCATCATGCTGCAACAAATGCACTATTGGCTGCTTAAAAGTAGCAATGAGTTTGAAGGAGTTAAATGGTTTTACAAAACATTAGAAGATTGGCAAACAGAATTTCCATTTTGGTCAACAATGACTATCAGAAGGACTTTAACCAACTTAGAAAAACAAAAAGTCATTAGAATTGGGAACTTTAATAAGAAAAAATTCGACAAGACAAAATGGTACACAATCGAGTACCAATGTGTGAACAGACGATGTGTTCAATATGAACAGACGATGTGTTCAAATAGAACAGATGGATGTGTTCAATTTGAACAGACCTATACCAGAGAATACACAGAGACTACTACAGAGAATAATAATGTCTCAGAGGAGAAATCGAGTAAGGTTGTTTGGAACGCTGAGACTAGACATATTATTGATTATCTAAATAAACGCACTGGAAAGAAATGGTCAGTTAAGACTAAGAAGACAGTACAGCTAATCCATAAGCTGCTAGACAATGGATTCACAGTTGAAGACTTTGAGAAAGTTATTGATTTCAAGTGTAAGCAGTGGCTGAATAACGAGGAGATGAATAAGTATCTAAGACCAGAAACACTATTCGGCGGAAAGTTTGAAAGATACTTAAACGAGACACCAGTAAGAGTGCAGCAAGCATATTCTGGACAATCAGTGTCAGATAAGATGAAAGAGCTATTCGGCTCAGATTGGCAGGGTTGATATGAATAATTTTGAATTAGAAAAATCAATCATAGCAGCACTGCTGCAAGACTTCGACAAAGCACAATCAACGTACCTGCAAGCTGAGTGGTTTACGGATATCAATTTCAAAACGATCTTTGAAATCTTGAATAATAATGGCAGCCGTCTAGATGGACTGATGGAGCTATTCGCTAAAGTAAGAGCTGAATTGAAAGATAAGACTATCGGATATGAGTATCTGATGGCCTTGCAGCAAGAGAACGCGACTACAAGCGGATTGGACTATCTGGCTAACCAGCTACATCGTGAGTATTTAAGAGCGAAGCTGGAGAAGGTCAAAGCAGAACACACAGAGTTCCCAACTAAGCAGCTTGAAACTGAGATGTTAGAACTATTGAATGCAATCTCTAAACTCTCACGCAAGAAAAATGTTGGTGATTTAGCTGAAACGTTCGAGCAATTCGAGTATGAGCTTGAGCATGATATTGAAGACGGCATTAAGACTTTCAGCGGATTAGATGCAGCGCTAGGCGGAGGCATCGGCCCTGGAATGCTCGTTACTGTTGGAGCTCGTCCATCGGTAGGAAAGAGCGCATGGACTATCAATCTGATTGATAGAGCGTTAAGACGAAATGAAGGCTTAAGAGTAGACTTGTTTAGCCTGGAGATGAGCAAAAAAGAAGTGTTTTCCAGATTTGTGGCCAAAATGACGACATTAAACACATATTACTTACGGAAAATGAATAAGATGCTTAAAGATAGCGATAAGGAGCTAGTGAGAGCGACTATCGAATACTTTAAGAAGAAAGACTTGAAAGTATATGACACAGTGTCTGAATTGAATCATATCCTAGGAATTATCAAAGAACGAGCTGCAGGACAAGCGCCAGGGAAATACTTGGCAGTCATTGATTATGTAGGACTGATTAAAGTCAACAACAATCGCGACAGAAGGCTCCAGATTGAGCAGATTACACGCGAATTGAAGAATTTAGCCAACGAGCAGCAAGTTCCTATCGTTATCCTATCGCAGCTATCACGAGGAGTGGAGCAGCGCCAGGATAAGTCACCAGTACTAAGTGACTTGAGAGAGTCTGGCTCTATTGAGCAAGATTCGAATGTAGTCGGGTTCTTGAGCAATGAAGAAACAGAAGCCAATCATGAAGGCTATCAACGAGTTAAATTCTCAATCAAAAAGAACAGAGAAGGAGATTTGATGGATTCAACTTTCAAATTTTTCAAAGCTCGAATGGACTTTGTAGAGGAGTTTTAGGATGAACGCGATAGAATTCGAAAAGATTATGAAGTCTGAAGGATTAAGGACTACAAGAGCTGTAATGGTTATGCTGCAGGAAGCTAAACAATGCCAGAAGAACATTAAGGCAATGAGCCTGTATCAGCATCTTCCTTACGCAGCAGCATACATCGAGCAGCAGAAGGAACAGAAAGACAAGGCTATCTGGCAAGCATTGGAAGTGGCTCAATTAGAGAAGCTGTACGGCTTCCGTCTGATTGAAGACAGAAATAATGTAATAATAGCCACTTACCAAACATCCGAACCACATAGCGACATTATGAAAAAAATCAGAAGCCATATCGAAATAATGGCAGAGTTGGAGAATGAGTATGGTATTTGTAATTAAACAAGGCAATTTGTACTTTAAAAAAATTAATGATCATAGCAGCATGATGGGATATCTTAACAGACACCATCCAGTTTACACTTTTGAATTCAAAGCAAGTCAAAAAGAAGCGATGACATTCAAGAATTATGGAGCTGCACGCAAATTCATGAAAGAGCATGGAGTGACAGGCAATGTAGTTGAAGTGGCTGCAGCGCCTAAGCCTTTCAAAATCAACAAGATGGATAGCAACATTGGGCATAACAGATTGGATGCCCTGTATGATTCAATCTTGTTGAAGACTAGAGACGATATCGAAGAGATGATTGCTGATTCAGAAAACAATTTCAAACACATGGCTAGAGACATCCTGCAAGTAAGAACAGTCACATTGAATGTCTTTTTAAGAAATCCGTATGAAATCGGATGGCAAACCAGAAAGAAAATAATGGATAGACTCGAAACATACTTTGAAGGAGCTGGAATTAAATGAGTGTTAATGAACATTTTGAAAAAGCAATAGAGTTGGCACACAACAACGCTGTTGACCATCCAAGCCATTACAGAGGAGTAAACGGATTAGAAGTGTTTGAAGTGATGGATAATTTTCTGCCGAAATACGAGAATGCGATAGATGGTTATCTAGTCGGAAATATCTTGAAGTACGTGCTGCGCGCACCTTCTAAAGGCAAGATGAATGAAGATTTGAGAAAGGCTGAAAAGCATTTGACGATGCTCATCAAGAGGACGGAGGAAAAGTAAATGAACGTAACTGTAAGAAGTGGTAATGAAAAAAGGCATTATTTTAACGCACGATGTCTATCCGTTGAAGAAGGTAGGGAAATCTTTTTCATAGGAAAACACGAAAATAATTCGTGTGAAATTCCTTTAAGCTATGGACATGTAGAGATTGAAATCAAGATTAAAGATAAGAAGAATGGTGAAGACTAAATGAGAATTTTAATTCAGCTTATTTGTAGTTTGATTGTAGTATGTCTTTTGGAATTGATAGAAAAAGAAAGCAAACTTGCAGCGTTTATAATTGGTTTGATTATGGTTATTGTACTTTTGGTTCTATGCATCTTAGAGTTGCTTGGAGTTATATCGTTTTAAAGGAGTGATTGAATGGAACTACTAACCGCAACATATTGCCCGTATTGTGAAAGTAGGTTAAACATAGAAAGCATGCTCACGATTGAAAATCTAAAAGACATGCAATTCTACCTTGCCTGCCCAGAATGCAATAAAACGTTCTCTACTTTTGCGGAAACAAAAGTAAAAGTAGACGTAAACAGTATTGAAGATAGCATCGAAAGAGAAAAAGATGTTTTGTTATTTTGGGAGCAATCAGAGAGGGGTGATGAAGCCTTTAAAAATGAAAGGATTAAAATTCGAAAAGAAAGTATTCGAGAACTAGAAGCGATTAAGAAAAGAAATGATTTGGAGGAATAAGGATGGATGATAAAAAAACAGGACTACTAACATATATGTTTGTAGCAGCATTAAGCTTAAGCATGATCTTAGCAATTATTAAAATACTTGGAGTGCCTATTACATGGTATGCAGTCATGCTGCCATTGTTTACATACTTAGTAATTATATCCATCTTGATGTTAATTGGTTCAATCGCAGGGATTGTGATGTCCATCCAGAAGAACATGAGAGGTTAATAAACGATTAAAGGGGAAGAACAAATGACAATTAAAGTGTATTCAAAAAACAACTGCATCCAATGCGAGATGACAAAGATGTGGCTAGATCAAAATAAAATTCCATTTGAGTCAGTGGATGTATCTGAACATCCAGAAAAGCTAGAAGAAATTAAATTAAACGGCTTTCAGCAGCTTCCAGTAGTGACATTAGATGAACACTTCGAAAATGCCTGGTCTGGATATAATTTAGACAGATTAGAAGAATTGAAGGAGAGCTGCTAATGGAACGAATGGGCGCAGAGGAAAGAATGGTGTTGAGATTGATTCCAAACAGCGACACTAGACGAATTAACAGAGTGGACATCTCAAACACCACTAAACTATCAGAAAGACGAGTGAAGAAGATTATCGACACATTAGTCAATCGCTATGGGATTGTAATTCTTGGAGAAAGAAATGGAAGAACAGGATATTACATCCCAGAAACAGACGAGGCTCGAAGAGAAGGCATTAAGCCTATGAAGTCTCAAGCAATCAAAGAGTTTAATCGAGTGACTCGTATTCTTAAAGGTGATTTGAAAGCACACGAGAAATATCTATTGGAGGGGAAAGATAATGATTAATCATGTAGTAGTTGTTGGCAGACTTACTAAGAAGCCAGAACTAAAATTCACAGCGAATGGCACTAAATATACGCAGTTCAGCGTAGCAGCGCAGCGAAATTTCAAGAATAAGAGCGGAGAGTATGAAGCAGATTTTATTAATTGCCTAATGTGGCGAACGGCTGCAGAAAACTTTGTTAAATTCACAGACAAAGGCTCGCTGGTAGGGATTGAGGGAAGAATTCAAACACGCAGCTATGATAAGGACGGAAAGCCAGTCTACATCACAGAAGTATTAGCGGATGGCTTCTCACTATTAGAGACTAAGAAAGTTGTGGAAGCAAGAAGCAATCAGCCAGTGTTCAATAGCAATGAAGCTGAACCAATCGAATTCAGCGAGGATGACTTACCGTTTTAAGGGAGGAGTTAGATGAAGCTAGACACTAAGGCCACGATTGAAGGAATAACGGAAGTATTAGAACATTACAAGACTCTCAAGAAGATTGCTGGAGATAACTATGTAAGCAAGATTACAGCAACATTCTCATTCGAGCCTAGAAGCTATACAGGAACGGTTCGCAATCCGATTGAAGAACACATCGTCAGACAAGAAACAGCAAGAAGTTACATGGACAAGATAGAACAAGCTATTAATAAAATACGTGATCCGTATTATCGGCAGGTTCTAATTGAGAAGTATGTCAAGAGTAATGTGAGTGACATTGCTATATATATGGACTTGGATTACTCTTCGACTGAATTCTATAGGCTGCTTGACAAAGCCAAGATAGAGTTTGCCCACTACTACGATGGAGGCTCATTTTTAAAGTATGAAAAAGGAAAGAGTGTCAAAGACTTGTTTGACTTCTTGGGAGAACTTTGAAAGTAATTTGAAAGTTTAAACAAAGAGAAACAAGTTATAATGTTAATATAGAAGAAGTAGGGAAACAAAGATGAAGCTGCGGAAACAGCTACATCAAAGCCAGTCCTGGAAAAGGTGTATACACGTTGGCAGCATGGACGACTGCTAACAAGTGCCGCATAGGAATTATGAGAGTGGTTCGAGTCCACTCGCGGCAATTCCCCTAATATAAACCAATATAAAACTGTCAAAGAGCGTGCTGCAAGGTACGCTCTTTAGTTTTTGGAAAGGATAAGCAGCATGAATTATGTGGAACCGATTCGAGATCCAGACGATGTGCAAGCTATGAAGGATTATCTGAAGGAATGGAACGAGCGAAACTATATGCTGTTCATGTTCGGAATTAATCTAGGGTTAAGAATAAGCGACATCATTAAGTTAAAAGTGAAGGATGTGCAGGGCCAGTACGTAAACATTAGAGAGATGAAGACAGGAAAGATATTAAAGCGGAAAATGAATCGCTCTCTAAGAAGAGAAGTACAAGAGTACATCGGCAGCATGAATCCTCAAGATTATCTGTTCAAGAGTCGTAAAGGAAAGAACAAGCCAATTACAAGAGAAGCAGCTTACTACATTCTGAAAGCTGCAGCGGAAGATATCGGAATTGAAAACGTTGGAACGCACACAATGAGAAAGACATTCGGCTATCATCATTATAAAAACAATAAAGATGTAGCGATGTTGATGGTGCTATTTAACCACGCGAGTCCAGACATTACACTTCGATACATAGGAATTCAACAAGATCAGCAGGATAAATCGATGGACGATTTCTACTTATAACGATGTTTAATTTAACATATTGAGAATTTGTAAATTCAAAAATGAAAAGTTAAATAAACATTATTAAATCAATAGTTTCGAGCGTTGCTCGAATTTAACACAATATAAGATATGATAAATTCAAAGAGACTCCGAAGAGTCCTAAAACAAGATGCCAAACTGCCACTAGCTATACGCACAGACACGCTCTGATAGTGGCTTTTTTTAATGTTTATACAATAAAAAATACCCCCCACCCCTCAAATGAAAGGAGATGGCATTTCAAATGGCCCGCCCAGATAGAATTGGCCCCCATCGAGTCGCATTCGAGAAGAACAAGAAGATAATACTGAAGACTCAGAATATCTGTGGAATCTGTGGGAAACCTGTTGACACAAGATTAAAACATCCACACCCACTGTCACCAGTGATTGACCACATCATTCCAATAAACAAAGGAGGACATCCAAGCGACATCGATAATCTCCAGCTCGCACACTGGACATGCAACAGAGAGAAATCAGATAAATTATTTAATCAAGCACGAGAAATCAAAAATACTGTAGGAAACCGAAATTTGCCACAAACTAAAGATTGGACAAATTACGTTCCTGACTGATAGGGGGGGAGGGTACCTACCCTGCAGCTCTCGCGACCTTCACGCAGTCACTGTACATATTTTCTCGCGCCAAAAAACACGAAAAGGAGAAAAAAATGGAACTAAAAGGGAAAGCATATCTGCAGAACAAGCTGAATCTATATCGCAGCAGAGTATTAATGCGATATGACTACTATTCAATGCAGAAACTTGACAATTCGGATGGAATTACGATTCCAGCACAGATTAGAGACAAATACAAGACAGTACTTGGCTGGACTACAAAAGCAGTAGATAGCCTGGCTGATAGATTAGTATTCAGAGAATTTGCAAACGATAATTTTAACGCTAATGAGATATTCCGATTTAACAATCCAGATATCTTCTTTGATTCAGCAATCCTATCCGCGTTGATTGGTTCATGCTGCTTCATCTATATTTCGAAGGATGAAGAAGGAATGCCACGCTTGCAAGTCATCGAGGCAAGCAATGCGACTGGTGTGCTAGATCCAATCACTAACCTATTAACGGAAGGCTACGCTGTGCTTAAACGAGGAGAAAACAACACTCCAACATTAGAAGCGTATTTTACTCCATACGAGACAATCTTCTATCCAATCAATGAAGAACCTTACACGATTGAAAATCCTACTGGCATTCCATTGCTAGTACCAGTGATTCACAGACCAGACGCTTCCAGACCATTTGGCCGTTCACGTATCACTCGTTCTGGGATTGATTATCAGAAGACAGCGCAGCGCACTATTGAGCGCTCAGAGGTAACTGCTGAGTTCTATTCATTCCCTCAAAAATACGTGCTTGGAGTTAGCCAGGATGCGCAGCCGATGGAAAGCTGGAAAGCCACTATTTCAAGCTTCATTATGTTTACTAAAGACGATGACAGAGATAAGCCTACTGTAGGGCAGTTCAGTGCAGCAAGCATGACTCCATTTGTTGAGCAGCTCAAGATGGCTGCTGCTGGATTCGCTGGAGAAACTGGATTAACACTTGATGATTTAGGCTTCGTGTCTGACAATCCGTCAAGCGTTGAAGCTATCAAGGCGAGCCATGAGAATTTAAGACTCGCAGGAAAGGCTGCACAACGCTCTCTAGGCTCTGGACTTCTTAATGTAGCGTATGTATCTGTATGTCTACGCGATGAAGTACGTTACTTGAGAAAAGAATTCTCTAATACAGTACTTAAGTGGGAACCGTTGTTTGAAGCGGATGTGTCGGCACTATCTCTATTAGGTGATGCCGTTTCTAAATTTAATCAAGCAATGCCTAACTTCTTGACTCCAGATATTATCTACGATTTGAGCGGAATTAAAGGAAATATGGATGTTAAACCTGTGCAAGAGGTAGTAGAGCCAAAAACGGCAGTTAGTGATAATGGAGCTGATAAACAGAAAAATAGAATTATCTCAACTTATGAGATAACTTCACTGCTCAGTAATTACCAGAAAGGTGTACTTTCTAAAGAAAATGGAATCACGCTGCTTATGTCAACAGGAATGAGCGAGGCAGAAGCAACAGAAATGTTGAATAAAACTAAAATTGAAGAAAAAACTGCAGAATAATGATGTGTTAGCAAGAAATGTGAAAGGAGCTGATATGAATGGATGATATTGTTCCAGGATTGCTTGAAAAAATTCAAAAAGATTTCTTTGAAGCTGCTGAGAATAATCCAGAATTAAAAAGATTGCTGCTTTTATTAACAAATGGCAAAGCTAACTTCATCGATGCGCACGAATTTGCCGTATTGCTCGGAAGATTAATCTCAGAGGCTCTACAGCAGAACATTAGCAGTGCTGTGCTACCAGACGGAAAAATGTATTACAACATTGCAGAGCGTATCTTAAACGATGTACTAGGAACTAACCACAGGATGGTTAGTTCTTATGCTATGAGGGTGCAAGAAACGCTTAACAAAGAGGCTGGAATTGGATTGAAGTCGATTCAAGCACCTATAAATCAAGCGAGAATAGACAGCTTAATCAATCGCATAGCTTATGAGAATACATTTGATGATGTTTCATGGATTCTAGGCGAACCAGTAGTGAATTTCAGTAAAAATGTAGTAGATAAGCATATTCAAGTTAATGCTGACTTTCATTACAATGCTGGACTGCAGCCGAAAATCATCCGCAGCACGGATGGTAACTGTTGCGAGTGGTGCGACAGAATCGCTGGAGTGTATCACTATCCTGGAGTTAGTAGAGATGTGTTTAAAAGGCATGATAGATGTACATGTACTATCGATTATCATCCAGGCGATGGCAAGAAGCAGAATGCCTGGTCTAAGAAGTGGAGTAATGAGGTTAATACGCGTGCTGCGTTTAATAAGCAGCGGGAGAGTGATGTGGCAGATAATCTGGAATCCGAAGACAGACGAGAATATCAAGCTATTGTTAAAAAGCTTGGACGAGCTGCAATGAATAACATCTCATTACAAGATTTTGTGAATCAAAAAAATCAAAAGAGTGCAGCATACCTTGAATTAAAAGACAAAGTTGCTGCTAAAAAGGCTGGAAAATAGAAAGGATGATTGAGTGGCTAGGAAGAAATATGGGAATCAAATTCCTACACAAGCTGTCCTCTTGCCATTTGTCAAAAAGCGTTCTCTAGCTAAAGAAGCCATTGAGATATACGAGAAGACAGGATTGTCATGTTATACATGGCAGCAAAAACTTCTGGAGCCTGTTATGGCTTTAGATAAAAAAGGCTTGTGGGTTCATCAAAAATTCGGATATTCAATCCCACGGCGGAACGGTAAGTCTGAGATTCTCTACATTGTAGAATTATGGGCGCTGCATAAAGGATTGAACATCCTACATACAGCACACAGAATCAGCACATCGCATTCATCTTTTGAAAAGATGAAAAAATACCTTGAAAAAATG